GTCGCCGCTGGTGATTTGGCCAGAGCCTAAAAACGTCGGGCCGGTGCTGTTCCAAACCGAAAAAAAAGTCACCGGCTGGCTGGCCGCCGCGCCCGAAAACGCCACGTCACCCGACATCGCCCGCTCACCACTGGCCGCAGCGGCAAACGTGGCGGTCGTCAGGCCGTAGGCTGCGATGGTGTTATTTGTCCCCGATGCGCCGGGGTCGCCGGAATGCAGGCGCACCCGATTGGCCGTCAGGGCGTCCAGCATGGTGTTTTTTGCGGATGTCGCAAACGGCATTATTCAACCCCCACCGCGCGGCCATCCGCGCCGCGCACGATTCGTTTCGGGCGGCCCATCTGCTGGATGAGCGCGTTTATCGTGGCAAGCATGGCCTGCGTCGTCTGCGCCTGCTGTGAGGCGGATTCAGCCAGCGTCTGGCCCAGTTTTTCCATGACGTCGCCGTTCGCAATCCGCACGGTTTCGGACAGCATCCCCGACAGCGCCCCGGTTTTCGGCGTCTGGCCTTCCCCAGGTTCACGGGCGCCAGCGGACAGTTCAGCAATGACAATCTTCGTGCTGGCGTCCAGTTCCGCCTTCCAGCGCTCAAACGCTTCACGCCGCTGTTCCGCTTCGGACTCAAGCCGTATCCGCAGGGCTTCGCGCTGGGCGTCCAATTCCGCCGTGTGCGCCTGCTCCCGCGCCTGCGACTCCTGTTTGGCCTGCTCTGTTTCAGCGGACAACTGAGCCTTGAATTGCTCAAGCTGCGCCTGCGCCTGCAATTCGCGCTCTTTCGTCGCGGCCTGCATTTCCATCTTCGCTTGCTCGGCCTGCGCCTTGGCTTCCTCGGCCATTCTCGCGGCTTCTGCGGGGTCTGCTTGGGGTGCGGGTGCCTGCACCTTATCCAAGGCATCTTCAACGGCTGAGCCGAGCTTGGCGCGGCGGCAGGCGACGAGGATGATTTCTTTCACGGCCTCCACCGGAATCGCCCCGGCCTGCACGGCAGGCCCCAAGCCCTGCACCAGTTGCGTGATGCCGCCGAGCAGGGTTGCGAGGGCTTCGGTGTCGTTGTCTTGCGTGGCAGACAGCGTGCTATCGGTTTCGATGTCGATGCGGTACGAGCGCGAGGACTCATTCCGCATCCCTTCGATTACCTGCTCCCACGTCGGGCCGTCAACCTGCTGGCCCGCCATCTGGGCCTGCATGACATCCTGCTCAGTCGGGAGATTGAGCATCGTCATCGCCTGAATGGTCTCAGGCTGGAATTTCTCGGCGATGATTTCGGCTTTCAGGCGAATCAGGTCGCGGATGTAGCGCTGGATTTCGGCCTGCATGCGCTGGAGCCGCTGCGTGCCCCAGGTGGTCTTGATCTTCTGCGCGCCGAAGGTTTCAGCGGGGTCCGATGCCGCCCGCATGATGTCGGCAATGCCCGTTATCTCGTAGATCACCGCCTTCGTCTGCTCGCGCTGCTGATACAAGCCCGCCAGCACCATCGCCGCTTGGTCGATGGGCATCATCCAGATAGCCTTCTCAAGGCCGCCGCGCTCAAGCAATACCGTGGCGTTCTCAGCCGGGACAAGCTCGTTGTCCGGCAGCTTCATCAACTGCGACAGCTCAGTCAGCGTGGCATCGTAGACACCGCGCACCCGCAGGGCTTCCACCAGCTTGTTGATGCGCGTCGATATGCGGTTGAGTTCCTTGGCCTGCTGCTCGTACTGCGCGTACAGGCAAACAGGGACGAGGCTGTCCGGGCGTTCAATGGCGTAAAGGGGACGCGGGCAGGGCCAGAACTGAAGCAGCCCCAACGGGTCGTCCTGCACCTTCAGCGGCTTCGGGTAGCCAAGCGAAATCCAGATAACCTTGCGCTCGTCCTTGTCCCACACTTCCCAGACTTCGCCGGTACGAAACAGCGGCTCCATGTCGGCGTCGCGCTTCACGTCCTCGTCGGCGACTTCATCAAGCGGAATGGCGTTGCCAATGTCCTCGCCAAACTTGTCTACCAAGTCCTCGCGGCTCAAGTCATGGCAGAAGGCAATCCACGTCACGTCGTCCCACGACTTGCCGGGGCCAATGCGAAACTTGTCCCACTGCACGCGCTCGACGATTACCTGCTCCCACGCCAGTTCCTCGTAAGCGCCCTCTTGGGCTTCGTGCGTGGGCTCTTCGGCCTGCTCATTGGGGACAGGCGTGCCTACCTGAGTAAGTGAAGGCACGTAGCGGACACGGGACAGGGCGCGGCCGGGAAGGAGCATGGAAAGCACGTCGCCCTGCATGGCCCCGTGAAAATCGTAGGCGTCCTGGCAGTACTCAAGCGAGCGCTGGAGAGCTTGGGACACGCCCTTACCTACGGGGTCGTCGTCATGATAGCGACGGCGCACCAGCGGCTGCGGGAGGCTGTTGTAGCAGGCCTGACGAAGGGTTTCGGTGTTCGTCCACAGAATGTTGAAGCTATTGGCGGCGGGGTTTTCCGGCGTGTACTGCTTGCAGACGTCGCTGGCCTTCTTGCGCCAGTTCGCCTCACGCTTGCCGGAAAGCTTGAGTTCAAGTTTCCAGCGACGGGCGAGCGCCTCTGAGCCCTCGCCTAAATCTGCGGGGCGTTCGAGGGTGGGTTCCATCGGTTAAATCAACGCGTCGGCAAATTGCGCTTTTGTGATCACATCGCACAGCCCTCGGTCCCGCAGCAGCTTCAGGCCGTCAAGAAACGCTGTAAATTCTGCAAGCGATATGTCCCCGTTATCGATTTGATGGCCGTAAATTTCGTGAGCGCAGCCAAACGGAATGCCGCCAAACGGAGCCGATGCGCTTGTGAGGCTTGCGAGTATCTGCGCAGCGGTCGTTCCGTTTTGCATCGTGAAGGCGGGCAGCCGAAGCCGGTTTGCGCGCCAGTTACCCGTGCTGTAAACCATGCCGCCCGCCGCCATGTAAGAGCCCGTTTCCGTAGTGCGGCCGACTTTGATGCCAAACTGCGAAAGCACGCCTACCACAAAATCAGAGAATGCGCCGTTCGTGTAAGCAAAAACATCTGTGCGAACGTTTGGCCCGCGCAGATTCCTGTTCATCGCATCGACCACGCTCAAGTAATTTTGACGAATCTGGCCCTCGCTCCACCAATCTACGCGAGGGTATCCATTTGCTGTTGTGTTGACTGGCGTCGATGCTTGCGAATAGGTGAATGTGTTCCCGCCGGTTACCGTTATCTGATACGTGCCGTTATATTCCGGCTCGTATGCGTGCCGAATCGTCACCGATTGGCCCGTGTTGAAACCATGATCCAGACCAACAGACGCCACAGTAGCCGTAACGGTCCCGGCCGACCATGTGAGGTTAAGCGGCAGCGTGTAATTGTCGTGATTCATCGGGTGCGAGCCGAGCGTCCATCCCGCATCTGCCAGCTCTTGCAATTGCGCCCAGGTCATGCGCCCAGCAATTCCGACCGCTTGAGGCTGCACATACATCGTGCCGACAAAGCCACGCGCCTGCATCAGTGGCCATGCGGTTGAGTAAATGCTGCTGTATTGATCGTCGAAGCCAATCATCACTACCGGACGGCTGCGGGCGCGTTGCCATACTTTTTGCACCTTGACACGATGCAGCGCAACGGGAGAGCCAGTCTGCGTGTAAAACCGTATTTCGATTCGCTTTACGGAGCGCGGATTGAACGTACCGCCGCCTGTCGTAATGTTTGCCGGGTTGGTAAGCAGCGTCATAGGGCCTGACAGTTTGGAGAAACCAGACCCCATGTTCGTGAACCGCCCCCAATTGGTGTAGGTGGTTCCAGCCTCATTGCACAGCTGGATCTCCGGGTACACGTAGCGGCTTCCTGTACCGGCTCCTCCCACGTTTTCGCTAGTCATCCAGTCAACGTCGATGGCGAGAAACAGGTCAGACAAGTCCCACGTGCCCGTCGGGTTCTCGTACTTGACGCCAAAATGCGCACCGTTCGTGCCACCGATGGCCGAACAAATGACACCGTCCGACACTTGCTGAATCGCCGCAGACGGGGCGTTTGCAAAGGTGTTGAGCGACGGCGTGATGGCCGCAAAATCCACGACAATGGAGGCGCCGCCCATCGTCGGCGCAAAGTCTGGCATCAACGCCCGATTTGCAGGCGCACGAGGCATTAGATCGGCCTCCAGCAGACCAGTACATTGGGGCCGTCAGCGCCGACCGAACACGTCATCGTGCAGCCGGTTTCCATGCGCCGCGCATTGCCCGGAGGAAGCGCCTGCACAGGCACGCCGCCTGTGACAGTCGTGGCTGGGATTACCCAGCTCACCGCCGCGCCCGTAACATCTGTGAATCCAGTAATCGTCACCGTGCCCGTCGTCGTGGCGCGGATAGTGATGCCCATCAGATAGATCGGCGTCGTGCCGGCTGTGCCGATGTTCTGAGCGCTTGCGCTGTTTGCCAGCATGTTGCTGTTGCATTCGTGCTTCGTGGCGTCGTAGTTATTCGTAAGGCTCGACGTATTCCGCTCGCCACCGATGACGCCCTGCTCAAGCGTCCACTGGCTTCCATCAGAGCCAACCACAGCCCGCTCAAGCGTCTCGATGCCGTTATTCAGGGTAGTGCCAGCCAGTCGGCCAGAAATCGCTACGTCGCCCATCAGGCTTCCTCCATCCGCTTGCGTGTTTGTCGGCGGATCAATTCGTTAATCGTCTGCTGTTGCGGCCAGCGGGGTTCTGGTATCGGGGCTTTCTCGCGCTCCGACTTCCACACCAAGCACGAATATCGGAAAGAGTCCGCGAAATGACTCGTCCAATCATGCCGGGGCTTATCCCGGAACATGCGCTTGTCCTCGTCGTATTCCCTTTGGTACGCCTTCAGGGCCTCGAGGCCGGATTCGCACTGCTCGTCGAACCACGCCGTTTTCAGCGTCAGTCTCGCGGCCTGTATGCCGTCGATAAGGCCCAATTCGGGGACGATGCGCGGCTTCCAATTCAGCGCCCGAAATTGCTCTTCGATGCTTCGCCCCGTCTGCAATGACTTGGCCCGTGCGTCATGGGGAAGCCACAGCCATTCGGCGTACTTGTACGGCTTGGCCTTCAGGATTTCGTGATAGTGAGAAATCGGCTGGCCGCTGCTGGAATAGCAGTCGATGAGCCGTAATTCCTTGTGGACTTGGAACCACCAAATGGCGGTGTCGTCGGTGTACCCCAGGTCGAACACGGCGTGTACGGGCAGGGCCGAATCGTACAAGCCCGCCTTCTTCCTGCCGGCCTGCTCAAGTTCCCACAGCTCATGCCCGAATATCGCGCCCGGAATCGCTGCGTCGAAGTCGCACAGCATTTCCTGCCGCCATTCGTCGTCCGTCAATTCAGACCGCAGGGCGTCCAATTCGGACTGCGGCAGGATGCCGGAGGTGTCGGCCGTGATGACGCTGGCGTACCAGTTGTCGCCGTCAGCCTGTGCCCGTGCGTAGGTTTCCCAGAAGGCGTTTTTGCCTTTTGGCGTGCCGATGACGATGGCCCAACCCTGCCTGTCGGCCAACGCAGGGCGGATGACGTAGCCCCAAACGCTGGGCTTCCAGTCGCCGAATTCGTCAGCCACCACGCCGTCGAAGCCCAAGCCGCGCAGGGCATCAGCGTTATCCGCGCCGAATAACTGAATGCGAGCGCCAGTGGGAAAGTCCACCCGCAATTCCGCTTCGTTGACCTGAATGCCCGGTATGGGGCGCGAGAAGCGCTTCAGGTAGTCCCAGGCGACGGCCTTGGCCTGCCTCAAGAAAGGCGCAACGTAAGCAAACCGTGCGCCCTCATGGGCTAGGCAGGCGCAGCGGATTAGCTCGTTGATGCAGGCGACCGTTTTTCCCGCCCTTCGATGGGCCACCACCACCGCCCACCGCTGCTGACGGTTGTGCAGGGGAAGGAAAGCCCTGCGCGGCGCGTATTCCAGTTCGATTAACTGGGTGCGCGCCACGTGATCTGGAATGCAATCGGGCCGTCCTCACCGCTCACCTGTAACGGAAGGACTTTGCCTAGCAGGCCCATGAAGGCCGTGGGGTTCTCATCGGCTTGGCGGGCCAAGTAAGCCGCGCCGCCCTTTTCGTCCAGCGCTTGCAGAATCATGTCCCGCAATGCGGCTGTGTGCTTGTTTGGCACGCCCTTCGGGCGGCCTTTGCCCGCGTTTGCTGGAATCGCCCTCGGCATCAGTATTTCTCAGTAGTTTGCTGCCCGGGGTAGCCCGTCCAGAAACAAAAAAACCCGCACTGGGCGGGCTGAATTTTGGGCGCAACTCGCCCACGCCCAGGCTACTCAAGCAAGCGGGCTGATTCCACTAACGCCTATGCAACCCACAACTAAATTCCTATCCGCATCAACGCCTGCTCAAGCCTGCCTTCGATGCTGCCTCGCTCCACCGATTCCATTTTTGCCATACGCTCAACCGACAGCCGGTACAGGTAGCGGCCACGCACAACCCGGTTAAGCTCAACAGGCAGCGTCCTGATGCGCTCGTCCGTCTCGAGCGCAGCACGCTCGTCGATGTCGTCGGGCTTGTCGTCCCAGATGTCGCCTGCCTCAGGCCGGTATTCCCTCGCCCAGGCGCAGGCTTTCGGGTAACCAAGGCCTGTATCGTCAGCCAGTGCCCACCGCTGCCAGTTTAAAACCCTCTCCCGGCCTAGCTCGTAGCTCATGCCGCCCTCTTGGATTTATCTTCCCAACACTGCACGGTGCCCTTGCTCAGGGCCAGCTCTTTCGCGGCCTTGCGAATGGATAAGCCGGATTTGCGCAATTCCCAATATCGCTCTTTGACTTCTGGCGAATGCTTGCTCCGCGGATTGGCAGGGGCGTCACTCGCGCACCATTGGCGAATGGTTTCCCGTGACACGCCAAGCTCCTTTCCGATTTGCCGGATGCTGACGCCCTGCGCGCGTAGCTGGCGCGCTTCTTCGCGGGGTTCCGGCCTTTGTAGCAAGGCATCCAGAATCTGGATGTAGCGGGCGAAAGCAAGGCTCATCCCCACTTCTTCCCCGTTGCCGGTGAAATCCCCACGGCATACGCCGCCCGCGCAATTTCCATCCCCTCGGCGCGAAGTTTCGCGTACTGCTCGCGCACTTCAGGCTTGGGGCGAGCGCGCTTGCTGCCTAAATTCTTGCCCCGCGTCCAGAAATAAAACGTGAATGGCGACAAGCCGTGCTGTGCCGCGAATACGCCTGCGGGAATGGCGGTGCCTTTCCATTCTTCAACTAGTGCCAACTTCTGCTCGGTTGTCATTTCTCACCAAACCCCGCGCTTTGCCATTCCTCGGCAATCGCCTTCCTGTGCCCCTCGCAGGCCGCACGGGCTTCCTGCTGCGTTTCGTATGTCCCCAGGTTTTCCGGCATGCCCTGCCCTCGGTTGCAGCGTGCCAGCCATCGGCCGCCGTTCAGCCAGCGGATTTGATACGGATGACTGTTCCATCCGCCTTCTGTTTTGCGCCAGGTCATGCGTCGTCCCCCATAGCCATTCGCCACGTCGGCGTGTCAATGTCCGGGCACTGCGGGGCCAACAAGAATTCCAGCCGCCCAACTATTCCGCCCTGCCTCAAGCCCTGCATGCGCTTTAACTCATACCGATAATGTTTCGCTATCAACGAAACTTTTTTCCGCAAACCCGTTGCTGGCTTGTTCGCCAAAGCGCGTAACGCATCCACTGCCACGACGCCCTGTATTCCCCATATCAAGTCGCTGTGTTCGTTTGGCCGACTGCCGACGTACTGATGGCAGCCGTAACACAGCGCCAGAGCATTGGACGGGTGGAAACGGGTAGACCAGTTTCCCCGGCCCATGTAGTGGCTACAGTGCAGCCCCTGCGGCTTGTGTTCGTAGTGAGTACCGCAGCGCTCGCAGTACCATTCGGCGCGTTCCCTGACGCACTTGGAAAAGGCCGAATCTGCGGGCGTTATGAGCAGCGCCATTACACAATCCCCGCGCGACGGTTGCTGTTCAGTGACCGCCAGACTTCCAGCGTGAGAATTGCGCGCTGCCTCTTCGCCTTGAGTAGCTCGAGATCAACATAAGCCGCTTCCAGCTTTTCCAGCGCCGCCCGGTAATCCAGCGAAGTACCAGCCAGTGCCTGTCGTTCCGCCACTGTCCCCTCTGAAGCCAGAAAGGCACTGTCCCGCGCAATTTTCGTAGCTGCTTCTGCCGCCTCGCGGCTGGCCATTGCTCGCGCATACGCCTCCTCGCTTTCTTCCAGGTAACGCAACGCACGACCTGCGTCCCGCTCTTCAGGTAGCCCGTTGACTGGCTTCATGCTTGGCCTCTTCCGAGGTTTGAAACGGCCCCACCAGCGTTACGGGCTTTGTTCGCAAGTCCCACAGGATGTAAACCACCGGCCACACGTCGGCGCGCTTTGACTGGTTCGTGGCCTTCAGGATTCGCCAATTGCCGCACT